TTACCGCGACTTCGAGATGGAGGTTGCTAAGTTTGGTCAGACTGTTAATACGCGTAAGCCTTCGACGTTCACGGCTAAGCGTAAGACAGACGCTGACCAAGTTTCGATCCAGGATGCATCTCTGACCAATATCCCTGTGACGCTCAACCAGCATCCACACGTTTCGTTCCTCATCGCTGACGGTGAGGAGTCACTCGCGATGGAGTCGCTGATTGAGATTCACCTTATGCCGGCTATGATCGCGCTGGCTGAGATGATCGACTCATCTGTGCTTGGTCAGTATGCTCAGTTCCTCCGTCTTGGTCAGGTTGCTGGCGGAAGCGGACTCCTTACCAATTCGAATTACAAGGATTACCTTGCTTCGCTTGGTGAGGTGTTTGACTCGAATAAGGCTCCTGTCACTGGGCGTACTCTTATCGTTACGCCTGGTATCAAGCGTCTTATCCTCTCCAACGCGGCATTTACGGCTGCGCTTAACACGGGAGACGGTGGTTACGCACTTCGCACCGCTAACCTTGGTGAGTTGTTCGGGTTCCAGCACTACATGTGCCAGAACATGGCGAGCATCTCTCCGAACGTTGATATCGACGGGACGTTCCAGGTCGGTACGGCAGCGGTAGTTAAGGGCGGAACATCTATCACGGTTAAGACTGGCACGGGCATCATCACAACGGGAACGTGGTTCATGCTCGGTGGTTTCCCGTATCAGGTAACTGGTCACACGGAGTCGCTTGGTAATACGATCACGATTACCATTGCGGCCCCTGGTCTCCAGGCTGCGGCAGCTGTTAACGACTATCTCACGATTTTCGTTCCTGCTGCGGTTAACCAGGCATCTACGGCAGCCGCAGACTCTGGTGCGGCTGGTGCAGATGGTTACGCCGCCGGTTGGTCGAAGTATATCATTTTCGACAGCAACACTCTTGCCCCTCGTAAGGGACAGATTGTCTCGTTCGGTACTGACGTGACAAATGTGTACACGATCATTGAGGTAAGTGGTTCGACTGTTCTCCTTGATCGGCCACTTGTCCTTGCTGTCGCTGATGATGACGCAATGAATTGGGGTCCATCGGGTGAGTTTGCATTCGGCTTCCTCCGCAATTCACTTGCGCTGGTTTGCCGTCCGCTTGCTCTCCCGCTGCCTGGCACGGGCGCTCTTGCTGGAACAGCAGCGCACAATGGCTTCGCTCTCCGCGTAGTCATCACCTACCTGGGACTCAACCAGGGCCACCTCGTCACGATTGACTGCCTCTTTGGTCTGGCAGTCCTCGAGTCGAAGTTTGGTGCGGTTCTCCTCGGCTGATTATGGGTTCGGGTCGGCAGGACTTGTTGTTCTGCCGACCCGGCTCATATTGTGGAGGCTACTATGGGTGACATTGACGAGCCTTCAACGAGGAAGTTTCATATGAAGTCAGAGCACATCTCTGTTACAGCAATTGTTATTGCTATTCTTTCTGGAGGTGGTGGTCTGACACTCAATTCATTTTCTAATGCTGCTGTTATTAGAAAATTAGATGAAGTAAGCACATCTATTACAAGAATTGAGGAAGATCGCAAAGCAATTGCTGAGGATCGTCGTAGAACTGATGCTCAATTAGCTGTTCAGGCTAAAGTCATCTCAGACGATCACGATGAAATTGCTGCACTTAGGTTGAAAATTGCAGTTCTTGAAACGAAGGTTAAGTAATGACAAGCCCTAGCTTTCGTGCATTTAGGCGAACGATATACGGCCTTAAGCGGAGATATCCACTTACGGTCGATATCTACCATCTAAATACCGTTACTACTGATCCTTCTACTGGTATTCAGTCAGCGGCGTCTGCGACAAAGGTAACCATTAAGAAGGCTATTCTTTTGCCGCAGAAGGAAGTTAGGGCTTTTGTCTACGATCGCTCATATATTTCCGCTAGCCCTAAATTCACAATGGGCGCAATGTTTGATCATAAAACTCGTAAGATTGTAATTGATAATAGAGATATCCCCAGTGGATTCGTAGTAGATCTTAGTAATTATGTTATCTTTAACAATGTTTGCTACCAAGTAAAAGAAATTAATAATTATGAGAATGGCGAAGCTTTTCTTTTAGTTTTGGACAGTGTAGATGGCGCTAAATTTAATCAAATCATTAGTCTACAAGTAAATGAATACGTTGCACCTGATGAAGAAGGCGACGTGGCACCGTGAGTGGTTTGTCATTCGATCCAAATTGGGCTAGATGGATTCGCGCATCGCTCAATACTTCTTTCATCAATTCACTTAAAACAACTTATAGTGAGCCTGGTCAGATTTATATTGAAGGCTCTACTAGACAGACGAACCAATTCGATAAGTGGATTGAACTTCGTCTTACTGGTCCATATATGCGCGAGGAATCAGGATATTGGCGATTTAATGTTGACTACGATGTTCTTGTCTCGTGCAACATTAGTCCAGATGTATATACAATAGACCGTATGGCTGGAGACGTGGCTGCTGCATTTTTATCATCAATTCCATTGTTAAAGCTTGGGACTGGAATGGGTGATGACGGCAGCGCACTTGGTTGCCTAAATTTAGACACCCAATTTATTGCCAGCGGTATCAGAATAAATCAGTTCGGTTTGGTTATGCCAAACTTAACTGTGAATCAGGCATCAGTCGAGGGACGTTACTGGATAATTCTTCCAAGCTAGGAGGAGAGAGCTGTGCCCCAATTTGACTTGAAGAAAGCGACTGTTACGTTCCTCGACGGGGATAGTAACTCGCTTACGCTTAAGGTAGCAGAAGGCACCTTAAGCTATGATGAAAAGAAGCCTCGTAAATATACTAAGGATCGTGGAATCCTTAGCGGTGTTATGAATGCTGATCAAGAGCCTGTTGACGTTAAGATCGACCTTATTTGGGAGTTCTTGACGGCTTCATCCGGCGGAACGCCTACTCCTGAGGATGTGCTTAAGAATCGTGGAGAGGCATCTGGTTGGGTTTCTTCGGACTCTGATGCATGTAATCCTTTCGCCGTAGATATTGTTGTTGCATATGTTCCTAATTGCTCACCTACACAGAATGAGCGAATTACGCTGCCAACTTTCCGGTATGAGTCAATTCAGCACGACTTTAAGAATGGTGTTCTTGCTCTTACTGGTAAGTGTAACGTAACAGAAGCTAATGTGGCGAGGTACTAACAATGGGACAATTTGATTTGAAGAAAGCAGTAGTTAAGTTTGTTGACGGCCGAAAGGCTGCACTTACGACTACTGCTGGAACCGGGGTTAATGGTGAGATTACTCTCACTGACGTAACACGGCATCGTGGGACTCAAGATCCTGTAACGATTACTTTGGTTGATCCAGGCACTGATCACTCTCTGTCAGTTGTCGTAACTGGCCTTGATATTGTGGTTACGCTTGGATATTCGCTCGGAGCAATTGATACAACGGCAAGTGCGCTTAAAACATTCCTTGATGGGCAATCAGATGTAACTGATCTTGTTGTTATTACACTTGCTGGATCTGGAGCGGCCTTAGTTTCGGCGCAAGTGCAAACTCCTCTCGCAACTGGTGCTCGGACGTTGTCAGTAAAGATTGCAGAAGGCACCATTTCGTATGATGAGAAGGTTGCTCGTAAGTATACTAAGGACCGTGGAATCCTTAGCGGGATCATGAATGCTGATCAGGAACCTATGGACGTTAAGATTGATGCCATCTGGGAATTCTTGACAGCATCAACGGGATCTGGGACGCCAACTCCTGAGGACGTAGTTAAGCAACGTGGTGAGGCGGCTACGTGGGTTTCAACTGATGAGGACGACTGCAATCCGTTCTGCATCGATATTGAAATTCACTACTCACCAAATTGCGATACGGTTGAAGATGAATTCATTACGCTGCCTTACTTCCGTTATGAATCCATCAATCACGATTTCAAGAATGCTGTAGTTGCGATGGCGGGCAAGTGCAACGTCACACAAGCAACTGTAGTTCGTCAATAAAGACTAGGCCCGTTATTGGCGGGCCTAGTCTAATTTCCGAGGAGAATTATGAAGATCAAAGGTATTAGACCAGGGCCTAATGTTGAGACTATTGTTCTCCCAAGAGGTGATGGGAATTCAATTGTTTTTAAGGCTCAGGCAGTAATTGATTACGCAGCTTTTGAAAAGCATTGTCCTCCAATTACGGTTCCTCGTTCTCAGCGACCTGGCGGTGATTGGTTTGAGAATCCTGAGGATCCGGAATACAAGGCCAAAGCTGATGAGCGGTCAGGTCGAGAAATCGATTGGATGATTATTGAGTCGCTCAAGGCAACTGAAGGTTTGACTTGGGAGGAAGTTAATCCTGATCGACCAGATACTTGGAAGTTCTGGAAAGAGGAACTTAAGAAAGCTGGCTTCAGCAAAATTGAGATCAACAGAATTTTCAATGGAGTCTGGGCAGCTAACTCTCTTGATGAGCGGTTGGTAAAGCAGGCCCGTGAAACTTTTTTTCGTTCTCAGCAGGCGGCCCAAGTCCGGTAGTTCCATCTGGTCGCACACAACGATGGGCTATTTGGCATGCTTGCGAACGATTCGGCATCTTACCAGAAGATGTAAGGCCAAGATGGGACGACAACAATCTGTGGATGCAAGCTTGTTTGCTAGGATATGACCACATTAGAATGCACGATGGGGGATAGACGTGTTCAAGTTCAAAGGCTACTTTGAACGTATTGACCTTCCGAAAGAGGCTTTTACAAAAGCTCTTAATGAAGCTCTATCTACTCAAGTGCGCCAAGCTGCCCGTGAGTATCTCCGGGCAGCTATTCTTAAAGTTCCGGTGTATACTGGTACTGCTAAAGGCTCACTACAACCTCTTGGCCGTTACTTAGGGGTAGCAGTTCCAGTTAGACCTGAGAAAACATATAAAGGCATGGGCCCAGAAGTCGGAGCAAGGCAACAAGATTTTAAGTTCACTGAGGGCGAAGGTGGTTCCTTCCTTTTCAAACTTAAGATTGAAGTTGCCCACTTTTTGATTAACGACTTCTATCCAAAAGGCGGAACTGATGTTGTTTCCGAATCAGGTAACCTGAGAAATCCTATTCCGTGGGGAGCAACCGAGGCCGGACGCGCTGCTTTTAAAGCATATCTCAGAGAAAATCTTGAGAAGCGCATCCCAAAAATTAAGAAATTTGTTAGTCGGACGAGACTGGAGCTTGGTTAATGGCTGAAAATGACGATATTTTCGTAGGCGGTATTGACATTGGTGACTCAGCCAGTGTGCTTGATCGTCTGACCGAAGCTCTTAAGAGATGGAATGAAGCTGGAATTGTCAGTATCGATGTCACTAAAGATTGGAATGATGAAGGCGAATTAATAAAGGCCACTCTTAAAGGCGTCGATGCTGAAGGTAGAAAAGTAACAAGCACTATTACAGACCTTTCTGAATCATTCAGAGAGGTTACTGGTGCTTCTAAAGAACTTAATGACAAAATTACGGAAGGTAAAGTTCTTCTTAGAGAAGCTGCTGATATTGCAAGACAAGCAAGTCGAGATTCTCAACAGCATGCTAAAGATATAGCTGCCGAAGCAAGAGAGCGTAGCGAAGCTGAGAAGCGACATGCCGATGCAATTAAATTAGGAAAGCAGCTTATTTCAGAGTCTGCTAAGATTGAGAAAGACGCAACTTCTGCATCGGAAGCACATTCTAAGGCACAGCGTGACCAGATTCAATTCATCGAAGCCTCGCGCAAGGCTGCTGAGGCATACCGTCAAGAGCTTGAGAAGTTAATTGCTGCTGAGAAAGCAGAAAAAGAAGCTGAACTTGATGAAGTAAATGCTAATGCCCAGTTTCAGATTGCTCTTAAGCAAGGAATTGAGTTAGCAAAACAGCAGCGCGCTGCCAGATTTGGTGGACCAGGGCTCCGCCAAGATCTTTTCGGCTCTCTCCAATCTGGCGCAACACGCCTTGGTGGCGAAGGATTTGGTGCTGGATTTGGGCGCGGAGCAGACATCGCAATGGCTTACGGATCACTTGAATCCGTAGGCGTTGGTCTTGGTGCATCATTAGGTGCTCTTGCTACACCGGCAGCAGCTATAGTTGCTCTGGGCTTGGCGATGAACAAACTTAAAGATGCGATTAAAGAAGGCTCCGATGCTGCATTCGAGTTTGAACCAGCCATCCTTCGCGTAGGAATTGCTACTGGCAACGCTGAGCAAAACACATCAATGCTTCGTGAATCAGTTCTCAAGCTTTCTGAAAGCTTTGGAACTGATAGAATGGATGAAGCAAAAGCGGCGTATACAGCTATTACTTCTGGTGTAGTAGATGCCACTAAGGCTACTGATGCATTAATTGAAGCAAACAAACTGCATCTCATTACCGGAGCAAGTGTCCAGCAATCGATGCAGGCTATTACAACTGCATTGCGTGCATTTGGTAAAGAGAACATCACTACTGCTGAAACAGCAGCATTACTTGCTCAGTCTGCTCAGAAAATGGGCATTTCAGTTGATGAAATGTCTAACTTCCTCGGTAGAGCAGGTTCAAATGCAAGGGCTCTTGGCGTTTCAGCGCAAGAAGTAATTGCATTCACACAGACTGTTAAGTCATTCGGCGCTTCGTCACAAGAAGCATTCATGGGTGTGTCTCAGCTTCTTAATTCACTCATGTCTAAGGATGAAGTCTTCAAACTTGTCGGAATGTCATTCAAAGACTTGGTTGAAGTGTCTGGTGGTTTTGAGCAAGCACTTCACAAGTTAATGGATGCTGAGTCCGGAGCAACTACAGAGGGTGGAAAACTCTTTGGTAGTGTTCGCGGAATCCGTGGTGCTCTGCTTGAATCTGCCCAGGCTACCGATGAGTATAACAAACGGCTCAGGGATCTTAATAATACTCAGGCTGATTTTAATAAGAATGCAGCACAGCAAGCAGCTAATGCTGAGCAGACTATCTTAACTTTTACTCAAAGAATCAGTAATGCGTTTGAAGATGCCGGCCACAAAGCAAATATGTTTCTTGGTAAAGTTTTGGAAGCTATTGAGCCTCATCAGCTTCCGCAAGTTACAAAAGAAATTGAGAAACAAGCTACTTACCAAGGACAACTTACTAGTGAGATTGATAAATCAGTAACTGCTGAGAAGCAATATCTCGACGCAGTTAATCAGGCACTTCACGCTAAGGAACAAGAGAAGACTCCTCTCGCTAATGCGCATTTCGGCGATGACGTAGAACGGCGTCGTAAGCAAATTACTGAGGAACGCGAAGCTCGTCGCGAGCAAGAGCAAGAGGCAGCCTTCTATCGCAATCAACGTGAGGCTGCTTCAAAGGAAGCTGCTCGTGCTGCTAAAGAGCAAGATCGGTTTGATAGACAAGAAACCACAACTGCTGAAAAAGAAGAGCGTGCAATTCGTCGCGAAGAAGACAGAAATTGGCAGCGTGAGACTCATAATCTTAAGATGGATAATCTTAAGACTGAGGCTGAAACTGCGAAAGAAAGTATTATTCAGCGACGTGAACTTGAGAAAGAAATTAGTGCAGAACATGTAGATAGAGCTTCGGCCAATAAAGAAATCTTCGATATTGCGAAGCAAATGACAGGGGCTGCGGATGCAAAAGCATCTCCTCAGAAACAATTTGCTGATCAAATCGCTCTACTTAATCAGTATAAGCAAGTCACCATGGCTCATGCCGAAGATGCACGAGCTTCTGGGGATCTGCATGGTTTCAAGTCAGAAGTAAAGGATCTGGATTCAGCACTTGCTGAGGAAGTTGCAATTCGCACTAAGTATGCTGCACAAGATCCAAACTCTAAGCAAGTTATTGCGGCAATTCAGCAGTATCGTATTCAGCTTAAGCATCAAGAATATGCTCTTGAGAAAGCACTTCGCGACAAAGAAAAGGCCGAGAAAGACTCAGACCGTAAGCTTGAACTTGACTTCAAACATCAAGAGCACCAATTAGTTGAAGAATATCAAAAGGAAGAAGCTGATGCTCGTAAGCAGGAAAGAATTCAGGAGTCAGAGGAACGTAGAAAAGAACGTAAGAAAGAGTTTGAGGAAAGACAAGCTGAGCGGGCTAAAGAATTCAAAGAGAATCAGGCTGGACAAACTAAAGAGTTTGAAGCTAAAACAGCGGCCCGTAAGCAAGAGTTAAAAGATCGAGAAGCTGACGCGAAGAGTCTTGCTGATGTTGCTGATAGAATGAAGAAGTTAATTGAAATTCAAAAGCAAATGGATGAAGCTGGTAAAGTAAGTGCTGAAGATAGCGCAGTTACAATTAAGCAAAAGAAACAGCAGCTTGAAGAACTTAGACTTAAGTATATTGAAGTTGCTGAAGCACAAGCTAAAGCATTCGGCACTACACTCGGACAACTTCCTCCGGCTCCGAAACTTCCTGACCAAGTTATTCCTCCTAAGGGAGTTTCAGTTACATCCCCAGCAGGTGCTGTTGATGAAAGAACTGCTGCTGAAGCCAAAAATAAAGTGGAAGGAAATTATGTTGCTCGTAAAGAATGGTTAAATAATCGTGGGTTCCAAAATATTCTTTCATCAGAACAACTAGAAGCTGTCGCCAAAGGACAACCTAATTATAAGTCAGGACTTCTTGAATCAGATTCAGCATACAAAGAAGCACTGGCTGCTCTTAAAGCAGCTGGACTTAGAGATGGTGGTTGGGTAGGCGGGCCATCTGGACCTGACAACACACTTATTGCTGCATCAAGAGGCGAGTATGTAGTTAATCCTATTGATGCTGCAAAGAATAAGTCAATGTTGGAACAAATTAATGCTGGAGGAAGCTTCATTCCTGTTAAGAGTATTTCTAATAATACTAGTAATAGGTCTTACTCAAGCAATAATGAAAACCATTTCAATATTAATGTGAGTGGTCTTCAGGCCGCTAATGCAACTAATGCAGCAGAATCAATTGCATTTGAGATTCGTAGACTTATTCGGCAAGGCAAACTTAAGATTGAGCAAGGAGATTAAAATGGACGTTTGTCTTAAATTTGAAAAGTCTAAGGATAATGAGGGGCTTAGACTTCGAGGCGAGTATCGTTTTGAGAGATACTCACCAGATGGTAAGTTGATTGCAGTAGAGGAAGGCCACAATCTCATTACTGATGAAGGCGCAAAACAGTTGCTTGAGATTATGTTCCGATCAGGCACTCAGCTTACTACTTGGTATTTTGGC